ATCTAACAAGAGCATTTACTACGATCAAAAGGACAATAATCGCGAACGCAGCATGAGCGAAGTTCATAATTTGATGACTGAAAAGTATCGTAAACAGCAGGCAGCAATTCAAAATGGACAGAAACTACCTGACGTGGTAGCAGCATTGGGCACAGGCGGAGAACCATTGGCAGGAGGAGTAGCACCTGGGGCAGCACCAACAGCAGTGGCAGGATCTGCACCCCCAGTTACAGGATTTGCCCCAGGTGCACAAACACAACCAGCACAACAGCCTGTCACACTCGCTGGAATGGCACAGAATATCTTAGGTTCAATATTTGGCGGTGGTACCACAGCACCAAGCGGCATAGCAGGCCCAACCTTGCCAGGCCCAAGCACTGATATGACGGCGATTACACAGGCCTTGCAAGCACAAACAACTGCCACCCAATCTGCCATTACATCCAGCATGGAAAATATGACCAATCGTTTGGTAGAATCCCTTGGCACAGCCGGTGGCGGCGGTGCTGGTGTCGCCGGTGCAGAAGTGCCTGGATTATTGGGTGACATAGTTTCTGCCCAACGAGATCAAACAGCTGCCATTAATAGATTAATTTCGGTTCAAACAGCATAACAGATAAGTATATGATAAATTACGGATCATTAAATGGCAGACACAGAAAAGAAAGGCTGGCGCAAGTACTTCAAAGTCGCTAATGTGGGCGGCGAACTAAGTCCGCTGAGCGGAAAAGGCTCTGACGGCTTGCCTGGTTATGGCCGCAATGACGGTCGCGATCCCATGAGAGGACATGCCGATGTTGTATATCGTAACTATGCCAGTCGATTACCCGAGGTATATACAGGGCATCCTAACCGTATTCAACGTTACAATCAATACGAAAACATGGATCAGGACAGTGAGATCAATGCCTGCTTAGACATCTTGGCAGAGTTTTGTACTCAAATGATCAATGATGAACAGGTTCCTTTTCAAGTCAAATATAGCGACAAGCCCACCGATCACGAAATTGAAATTATTAAAAAACAGCTACAGCAATGGGTAAAGTTAAACAAGTTAGATCAACGCATGTTCCGTATTTTCCGTAATACTATCAAGTACGGAGACCAAGTATTTGTACGCGACCCAGAAACATTTGAACTGTACTGGGTTGACATGACCAAGGTTGTTCGTGTTATTGTCAACGAAAGCGAAGGCAAGCGTCCTGAACAGTATGTTATACGAGATATCAATCCCAACTTTCAAAACTTGACAATTGCAGCTAAAACCACAAACGATTATCAAAGTAATCCACAATCTGGTGGGTATTCAGCACCCACAAACTATACTGTTCCCAATGCTGGTGGTGGAGGTGCCATGGGCGGAGCTGGCGGTTCAAGGTTCAGTGCTGCAATGAACGAATGTGTGCTGGATTCAAAACATGTAGTTCACTTGGGACTCAGCGAAGGATTAGATTTTTTCTGGCCATTTTCAATGAGTGTGTTAGAAACAATTTTCCGTGTATTCAAACAGAAAGAACTGTTAGAAGATGCTGTACTGATCTATCGTACAGCTCGTGCTCCAGAACGTCGTGTGTTTAAGATTGACGTGGGCAACATGCCAAGTCATATGGCCATGCAGTTTGTTGAGCGTGTCAAGAACGAAATTCATCAACGCCGTATTCCCAGTCATACTGGTGGTGGTCAAAACATCATGGATAGTAGTTACAATCCCTTATCTATTAACGAAGATTATTTTTTTCCACAAGGTGAAAACGGTCGCGGATCAAGTGTTGAGACCTTGCCGGGCGGCAGTAATCTTGGTGAAATTGATGACTTAAAATACTTCAATAACAAGATGTGCCGTGGCCTGCGTGTGCCTTCAAGCTACTTGCCAACCGGTCCAGACGATTCAGATCGCCCAATGAACGACGGGCGTGTGGGTACAGCCTTGATACAAGAATACCGCTTTAACCAGTATTGCGAACGATTACAACGCTTGATTATAACAAAGTTAGATGATGAATTCAAGATGTTTATGCGTTGGAGAGGCTTTAATATTGACAGCGGCCTGTTCTCAATTGCGTTTAATCCACCACAAAACTTTGCCAGCTATCGTGAAGCAGAGCTGGATACAACTCGAGTGACCACATACACAGCACTGGAGCAGATACCTTACTTGAGCAAGCGTTTCTTACTTAAACGTTATCTAGGACTAACCGAAACAGAAATTGCAGAAAATGAAGAAATGTGGCACGAAGAACGAACAGATCCTGATGCTCCTACTGCCACTGGCCAAGACTTGCGTGGAGTTGGAGTTGCCCCTGCTGACTTTGAAGGCGATATTGCCACTGGTCAAGAAATGTCTACTTTGGGTCAACCGGGTTCTGAAGGCATACCACCCGGACCAGCAGTACCTCCTGGATCGCAAGCAGCAGCGGGAGCAGCGCCGCCTGCGCCTGGCGGCTTAGGATAAATAACATTATGATATTAAACGAACTTTATCAGCATGATCCTGAAGCTTATCAAGATGTAAGTCAAGATAATACACAGCCACGCCTGGGTGATCTTCGTAAAACAAAGCTTACATTAAGACAAATTAATAAGCTACGTAAGATGAACGATGTTCGTGCTTATGAGTTTAAAGAAAAACTAAAACGAGTCAAAACAATGTATGCTCCGCCTGCTCAGCCAATGATGTAGTTGCCTAAGAAATTTTACCAAAACCACCAAAAAACCACCGTTAACTAGTAAGATTATTCCATTATATGTAAATATCTTACAGAGCCATTACAACGGAGGGTCCTCATGAATAAGTTTGAACAACTAATTGAATACGTCATTAATGATGACGAAGCAAAAGCACGTGAGCTGTTCCATGACATAGTTGTGGAAAAAAGCCGCGCTATCTATGAAGAAATGATGGAAGAAGAAGAACAAGAAGAATCAGTAGAAGAAGCTTATGAAGAAGAAGAAGAATCTATTGAAGAAAATATGGACGGCCAACTTGGTGGAGATCAAGCCGATGATCTAATCGACGATATCGAAACTGAAGAATCTGGCATTTCCATGGAAGATGACGAAATGGGCATGGACGACGACATGGGCGACGGCATGGGCGACGAAATGGGCGATGCTGGACTTGAAGATCGTGTTGTTGATCTAGAAGACAAGCTGGACGAACTAATGGCTGAATTTGAAAGCCTAATGGGTGACGAAGCTGGTGAAGAAGAACATGACGATCTAGAAATGGGCGGAATGGACGATGATATGTCCGGCGAAGAAGTTGTTGACGACGAACTTGAAACAGAAGGCTTCATGGAAGCTGTCAACTTGAAAGCTGTTCCAAAGCCAACACATGGTGACAATGGACAAAATGCAAAAAGCCCAGTAGCTGCCAACAGTGGTGCAAGAGGTGCAATGGCCAAGCCAGTTGGTGCAGGTACTAACGATGGTGGCAATCACGATACACCAGCTTACAAAAATACTACAAAAGACTTGATTGGTCGAGTGCAAAACACACCTGCTCAATCAAGCGTTAAGCAAACTCCTGCTACCAAGCCACATTTGGCACAAGCCGCAGGCGTTAATACAAAATCAGTAACCAACTAAGGTAACCCGGTAAATGGCTCTTTACCTCCGTGAAAATCTTACTTTTGACGCTGCCCGAATTGTTGTAGAAGGCACTGAAGAAGGTAAGAACCTTTACATGAAAGGCATCTGCATCCAAGGCGGTGTCAAAAATGCCAATGAGCGAGTGTATCCTGTTAATGAAATCGAGAAGGCAGTGGCAACACTAAACGAACAAATTACAGGCGGCTACTCCGTATTGGGAGAAGTTGATCACCCGGATGATCTCAAAGTAAACCTTGGCCGCGTAAGCCACATGATCACAGAAATGTGGATGGATGGTCCCAACGGTTTTGGTAAACTAAAAATACTCCCCACGCCAATGGGTAATTTGGTACGCACCATGTTAGAAAGTGGTGTTAAATTAGGAGTTTCTAGCCGAGGTAGCGGAAACGTTAACGAAGCGAACGGACATGTCAGTGACTTT